GACCCGGCCAGGCCCAGCCCATCCAGCCGCAGTCGCAGGGCACGCCATACGGCCAGCAGGGTTACGCGCCAAGCACTCCCGGCACAGGCGGCCAACAGTCACCGTACCCGACCCCGCTGCCTGCCGCTGACGTTCGTCGCACCGAGCCGCTGGCTGGCACTCCGCTGCCACACATACCTCCCGGGTCACAAATCGAAGGCTGGGGCTATCAGGGGTGGACGCCAAGCACGCCAAACCAATCCTGGCCGGGCGTCAGCCAGAACCCGTGGCAGAACAACCCGTCCAATCCGCCGCCGGCTGGCACTCAGTGGCAGCGTGTGAATGAAGGATCACGCAGCGAAGGCTGGATGCCAGTGCCGATCAAAAACTCGCAAGGCGGCCAGCAGCCGCCGTTCACGCAGACCATGCAGACGCCATTCGGGCAGATGAACCCGAATCAGTATTACCAGCAGCGGGATGCGTTTATCCAGACGGCTAACGACCAGATGGGCCAGTACATGGCCAACGGTGGCGTGTACCAGGGCCAGGGGGCACCGCCGCCAACGTGGGGCCAGCAGCCGCAGTTCAACCCCATGCAGATGTGGGGCCAGGCCGGCGACATGGTGCAGCAGGGATGGCAGAACCCGTACGCCCAGCAGCCTTATGGTCAGCAGTATGGTGGCGGCGGATACATGGGCCAGCCGCCAGCCGCCCCGCCGGCTCCTCCGCAGCAAACGCCGCCCCCTGCCGCGCCGCAGCAGCAGCCCAGCCCGATGGCCACGTATTTGCAGTCCATGGGCGGTGCGCTGAACAGCGGCATGCCTACTCCCGCCGAGGGCCCCAATTTAATCCGCGACCTAATTGGTGATTTTAATCGCGCCGCCATGCAGCCCGAGAAGCGCGGAGGCAGTGGGCGCGGGTACGAAGCCGCATACCAACAGGTGCTAAAGGCTGCGCAGGACAGCGGAGCTTTCCCACAAGAGGAGATGGACAAGCTGACGGCGGAGTACGATTACCGCAAAAAGCAGGACGAGGCGACTAAGCGGCTAACCGCGGCCGGCATGGACCCCAGTGCGTACCACTACCTAATGAAACAAGAGCGTGAAGGACGAGCCGCATTTAAGCCGTTGCGGCCAGAGGAAAAGCTCTTGACTGGCGCAGATGTAACCTCATTGCCGATGTTCGGGGATCTGCAACGTGGGGATCGCGTCACAAAGCGTGACACCCCATCGGGCCCAGAGTACACCATTTACGACTGGCGAGGCGTTGACAAGGCGACGGTCGGTGAGGACGGCGCTTACCGCATTCGGAGAAAGGCCGGGCCAAGCAAAAAGGAGCCCGAGTATCAGGGCGCACTGTCGGCGGCCGAGGCAAGCGACCCTAACGCCACGGCAGATGCTGTGTGGCGTTCTGGCCTGGCGCAGCAGCAGCAGGATTTGATGAGAAAAGCCAGCATGGCCGCTGTGGCGAACGGCTCGTTTAACAATGTGACAGGGCAGTGGACGCAGAAGGACGCACTGGCGAGGGTCAGCGCCGCCAACCAGGCCGCCAGTGGCCAGCCCACTGATCAGGCCGACCAGCTTCAGAAGTCGCGAGCCGCGCATATGGCGGCAATTAATTCGCAGGCCAACAAGCAGTGGCTGGTCTCCATGTCCCCGGCCAACCGCCGCATCTACTCAATGATGCAGCAGATATAGTTGCATCCGGCGGCGCGCTAGTGTAAACTTGTCTACCTATCCCCCGAGGTGACATATGCAGCAAAAGTTCAACGTCGGCATCGTTACTTTCTCTTACGGTGGCAACGGCGGCATCTCGTCAGAACACCCAGATGTGCGCGAATGGATGATCCCCGTAGTCCTTGACCTCTCCAAGGATGACCGCGTGGGCAGCATCCGCGTCTGGAACCTGTCAGACACGCCCATCACCATGACCCGCAACCGGGCTGTCATTCAGGCTCGGGAGTACGGCGTGGACGTTCTGGTGATGGTGGACAGCGACATGAAGCCGGACATGCTCGCCGGCCATCCTGGCTCCCGGCCGTTCTTCAAGAGCAGTCTGGACTTCCTCATCAACCACTACCACAAGGGTCCATGTTGCATTGGTGCCCCGTACTGTGGCCCGCCGCCGCAGGAGTGCGTGTATGTCTTCCGGTGGAACAACTGGGCTTCAGACAATCCGAACCCCGACTTCCAACTGGAGATGTACGACCGCCACACTGCCGTGAAGATGGCCGGCATCCAGGAGTGCGCCGCGTTGCCGACCGGGCTGATCATGTACGACATGCGATGCTTCGACCTTACGGAACCCAAGAGCGAAGCCGACAAGCCGTGGTTTTTTTACGAGTGGAAGGACAAGTATTGCGCTGAGAAGGCTTCCACTGAAGATGTGACAATGACCCGCGACCTGTCCATGGTCGGCTCCCAGAAACTTGGCTATAGCCCGGTGTACTGCAACTGGGACGCCTGGGCCGGTCATTGGAAGCCGAAGTGTGTTGGTAAGCCGCAGGTGCTGGCGGCGAAGGATATCAGCAGCAAGATGAAGGCATGCTGGGAGGCGAACGTCGATCCAGGCGTGAAGCTGGTAGACATATCGCCGCCGGCCTGGCTGAAGAGTGTCAACGTATAAGACTTGCATTCAGTGCGGGACATCGTATCCCGCCACCACCGAGAACTTTCACAAGTCCAAGGATGGGCTGCACGCGCGGTGCCGTCGCTGCCGGAACGACAAGCTCAAGGGTGAGCGTAAACAGGTCCGCAACAAGCGGCTGGCCAGGATTGAGAAGTCGGCCATCGACTCCTTCGTCAAAGCCTCTCGGCTTGGCGGTGCGAACATCCCGCACTCGTCGGAGCTCCTTGAGATCCTCATGGACTACTTCGGCGGCGTCCGTGGGTTCGCAAACGCATTCCTGAAACAATTTTACGAAGCCCCAGTCGGCGGTGCCTTCCGCACAAAGATGCTTGACACCGTCGTTCGCTTAGTTGTGGGAAACACGGCTATGGGAGGTGCCAAGAAGCCATTGGAGTTAATGACCGAAGAGGAACTGGAAGCCGAGCTGCGACGGCAAGTCCTTGAGGCGGCCATGAGCATGCAGCATGTCAATGTGGTGGAGAGCGTGCCGGGCCTTCCCGCGCCTCAGATCCCCGCCCCCGAGCAGCAAACTGTGGTTTATGTAGACCGCGCGACCCAAACGGCGCCTGAGGATTCGGTCGGTGGAGGAGCAAACCGGGAGCCATGAGGAAGTCTGTTAAGGAGAGGCTGGTCAGTAAGTCCGTAGTCGCAGACAGCGGTTGCTGGGAATGGCAGGGCGGGCGATTCAATACAGGCTATGGGGCAGTAAGTGACAAGGGTCGCACTCGCTATGCGCACCGCGTGTCATACGCCGAATTTAATGGGGAGATTCCGGACGGCATGCTTGTCTGCCATCGCTGCGACAACCCGATATGCGTGAATCCAAAACACCTGTTCTTGGGGACTCCTGCCGACAACATGGCCGACAAGGCCGCTAAAGGGCGGTCCATGCGTGGAGCGCGGAGCAGCACGGTCAAGCTAACTGAGCCAGAGGTGCGGTGCATTAAGGCTTTCCTGCGGCGGAATCCTCCAGTGCGGGGCAGTCACGGCGGGCCATGCACTTTCCTGGCGAGGTGGTTCGGGGTGTCGCAAACAGCCATTTCCTTGATCCATGCCGGCCGAAACTGGGCGTGGCTGGTCTAAAAGTTGAGGTGATTGATGGACAGAGTGTGCCGAACTTGCCGCTGGTCGGAGGTCATACCACAGACGGACTTGCTGCGATGCCATCGCATGCCCCCGGTGGTGAGCTTCCCGGCGGTAGCGCGGAATGACTACTGCGGCGAATGGTCTTCGCCAACGATCCAGCAATTGAACGAGCGTGCGAAAGCATCCGAAGATCCCGCCGCCTCCGAAGGCTGACGGGCCGATAGGCGGGCTCACGCAGCACGCCCTGACGCAGATGAAGGACGTTCAGACCGCGCTCACTGAGCGCCGTCTGGAGGCCCTGCGCCTTTGGGTTCCGATGCCGAAACAGGAGGCGTTCCATTCCTGCCGGGCGAGCGAGCGACTGGTCATCGGAGGCAACCGTAGCGGCAAGAGTGCATGCACATTCATTGAAGACGCCCGCGCGGCGACAGGCCAGGATCCGCACGCCAAGTACCCAAAGGAAAACGGGAACTTGGTAATCATCGGCAAGAACTGGCAGCACATCGGCATGGTGGTCTATCCCATGCTTTTCAAAGCCGGGGCGTTTCGGATTATCCGCGATGAAGTGACCGGAGCCTGGCGTGCCTTCAATCCGGCGAGCGATGGTCACCGCAAGGACGAGTCCAAGCCAGCTCCCCCATTGATCCCGCCACGGATGATCAAAGACATGGCGTGGACGCAGAAGAACGCAGGCTATCTCAATAAGGCGGACCTGACCAACGGCTGGACGATCTACTGCTTCTCTTCCGAGGGCGAGCCGCCGCAGGGCTTCCAGGCAGACCTCGTCCATATCGACGAGGACATCAACAACGAGCGGTGGGTGGGCGAAATGCAGGCCCGCCTCTCGGATCGCAAAGGTCGCTTTGTGTGGTCGGCCATGCCGTGGTCCAAGAATGATGCCTTGCTTGGCCTGTGCGAGCGGGCCGACCGCGCCGAGGAAGATGGTGTCCAAGACCCGATCATCCGGAAGTTCGTCCTGCGCTTTTTGGACAACGACCACATCGACCAGGAAGAGAAGAAGAAGAACCTGGAGCGGTGGGCGGCCCTCGGCCAGGACGAACTGAAGATGCGAGCCGAGGGTGAGTTCACCACCGGCTCCACGCTGATGTACCCGACGTTCAATGCGTCGGTCCACATGATGGGCCGCTCGGAACTTCCTGACGGCCAGATCCCGGCGGACTGGACGCGGTACGTGGCGATTGACCCCGGCCATGCCGTCATGGCTACGCTGTTCGCTGCGGTCCCGCCGGACGAGAAGTTCATCCTCTTCTATGACGAACTGTACATCCGCAACTGCAATGCCCTGATCTGGGGCGAGCAGTTCTTTGCCAAGGCTCAGAACCAGTACATCTACGCCGCCATCATGGACATGCACGGCGGCGCCCTCCGGGACTTGGGTTCGGGCCGCCTGCCACATGAGATGTACTCCGAGGAGCTGAAGAAACGGAACCTCCGCTTCGCCCTCACGGCCCACCAGTTCCTCCCGGGATCCGATGACATCCCGGCCCGCACGGCCATGGTGCGGCAGTACATGCACATCCGCGGTGACGGGACCACCAAGTTCAAAATCCTGGAAGGTGGCTGCCCGAACCTCGTACGGGAGCTGAAGCGGTATCGCAAGAAGACCACCACCGTCAACGGCCAGGTCTACGTGACCGACGAGCCGCAGACGCGGGGCGAGGTTCACGCCTGCCAGACCGCGGAGTACCTCTGCGCCTACGAACCCAAGTACCACCGGCCGCCGACGCAGGTTGGCCCAGAGCCGTGGTGGGTGAAGTGGCATGCCAATCGTCTGATGAGACAACGGAAGTCCGAAGACCCGTGTATTTTCCTAGCCCCCAGTGGGAGTATTAAGCGATGAGTTACGAGATGCCGAAGGCGGAAGTTGGTGAGATCGTCCTGTTCCAGACCCATGAAGGCGCCCCGCATGTGCCAGCCATCGTCTGCAAGGCGGCGTCCAGGACGGTGACCCTGTACGCCATGTCTGGGGAGGCTGGGGTGAGCATCAAGCCCTCGGTCCACCATGTCACGGACGAAGGGGTGAATGAGTTCCCGGAGTGGAAGAAGTACGGCTTCTGGGAGCATCGCCCCAAGGATCCCCGGATTTCCCTGCTTTCCGAGCGGCTGGCCCTGCTGGAGAAGAAGCTGGAGGCCCTGGAGCCCAAAAAGGCCAAGTGAGGGCATTAGTCAGTAGGAGACGCCATGTCTGACGAAAACCCTCTGCGCCCGATAGCCAAGCGCTGGCTGGAGTGCATCAAGCAGGGAGAGAAGCACAAGAAGGTCTTTTCGGACGATGCCAAGGAGGCCATGGGCTTCTACTCGTCCGACCCGAACGCCATGTGGGCCAACGAGCATGCGCGTGGCGAGCGGGGCTACAACAAGGGCATTGACCCGCCGCCGTTCCGGATGGTTGTGAACCGTGTTTTTGAGGCCGTCACGCTCTTCGGCTCGGTCATCCACCACCGGAACCCCCAGCGGACTGTGACGGCCAAGGAGTACCCGGTCATCGGGCCGGCGCTCCTGGGCGTGCAGCCGCAGCCTCCCGTGCCGCAGATGGGCCCTGATGGCCAGCCGATCATCGGCCCAGACGGCCAGCCGGTGATGATGCCGGACCCGATGATGATGGCCTACCAGCAGGCCGTTGAGCAGCAGGGCATGCTGTATGAGCGGCGCAAGCTCATCGCCAGGCTGCTGGAAGACTACCTGAACTACACGCCCAATGAACTGGATCTCAAGCGGCACACCCGCAAGGTGGTCGATGAGGCGTTCATCAAGGGCGCGGGCGTGTGGTGGCATGAGCTGTACCAGCCGCCCGGCTCGGCAGTCAGGTTTGCCGGATCCTTCTACGATTCCATCGACAACCTTGTCTGGGATCCGGATGCTGATGAGTTTGAGGATATCCGCTGGGTTGCCCGTAAGCGGATCCAGCCCATCGATGAGGTGTCCGCCAAGTTCGGCTTGTCCCGAGAGGACATGAAGGGGCACATCGAATCCTACTCTTCCCGCGCCGACCAGGGCGACCGCGGCTACGAACACAAGAAGCGTACGGGCAAGACCAACGACCTCATCTGCTACTGGGAGATTTACTCCAAGACCGGCTTTGGGGATCGGCTGAAGGACGCCGAGAAGGACTTGCGTGGCAAGTTCGATGCTCTTGGCCCCAACTGCTACATCGTTGTGGCCGAAGGCGTGGACTTTCCGCTCAACGCTCCGCCGGCCATGTTGCAGGAAGAGGTGGACGAGTCGGGTGTCCCGCAGTCCATGTTCATGTCATGCCAGTGGCCGATCCCGTTCTGGGCCGAGCCGAACGGCTGGCCGTTCACGCTTCTGGATTGGCATCGCCAGCCTGGATACTCCTGGCCGATCAGTCTGATCAAACCTGGCATCGGAGAGCTTCGCTTCATCAACTGGGCGATGTCCTTCCTAGCGACCAGGATCGCCACTTCCTCCCAGACGCTCATCGGTGTGGCGAAGGCCGCGGACCCAGATATCAAATCGAAGATCCTGGAGAAGAGCGAAGGCGGCTTTAACATCGTTGAAATCTCCGAAGCCGTGGGACGCTCGGTGAACGATGTGATCTCGGTCTTCCAGATGCCTGGTGTCACCCAGGACATGTACAACATCATCCAGGCCGTTACGGAGATGTTCGACCGCCGCGTCGGGTTGACCGAGCTCATTTACGGTATGACCAGATCAGCCTTCAGAAGTGCAGCAGAAGCTGCCGTGAAGAGCGAGCAGATTTCGGTCAGGCCCGACGATTACGCCAATACGTTGGAGGACCGTCTGTCGGAGGTCGCCCGCAAAGAGGCCCTCATGGCCCGCTGGCTGATCTACCCGCAGGATGTCGAACCGCTCCTCGGCCCTTTGGCGGCGCAAGCCTGGGGCATGCACGTTCAGAACGAAGCCCCCGACAACATAGTCAGGGAATATTCGTACCGCGTGGAGGCCGGCTCGGCACGCAAGCCGAACATCGCCACCAAGACAGAGAACCTGAACACCTTCATGCAGATCATCGCCCCCGTCTCCCAGGGGCTGATGCAGTCCGGCAGGCCGGAAATCTTCAACGCCATGCTCACCACCTGGGGCAAGGTCAACCAGATGGACGTTGCGGAGTTCCTTGTCCCGCCGCCGCCTCCCCCGCCCCCAGGCCCGCCTCCAGGCCCAGAAGCACCTCCCGAAGCCCCTCCAGCCCAATAGTCCTATATGGTCCCCAAATCCATTCTTGACCGCGGCCGAGACGCTGTCGCTACCTACGAAGCCGCCCTGCCCTACGGCGAACGCTGGGCGGAGATGTGCGCCCTCCAATGCCCTCCCGGCACCAAGGGCACGGAGAGGGCTTTCCTGGAAGGCCGGCAGAACAACGAGCAGTTCGACAGCCTGCCAAAGCTCCAGGCCAAGTACATGATCCGTGAGGCCAAGCAGGCCGGGATCAACCCCTCGGGCAAGTATTACTGCGCGGGCATTGCCGACAAGCGTGGCTGGCGTGATCCGGCCGCCTGGGTCAGCAGCAACGACGATGTGCTGAAGGTGGCCAAGGCCCGTCGCATGGCCGTCTCAGGCAGCGTGAACTACGACCCCGGCCCTGCCCCTCCGCAGCGCACCGTCTTGGCGGAGTCGATCATTCAGGACGCCGTCCGCAAAGAGAAGCGAAAGAACCCATCGGCCAGGGCGAGCGAGCTGCGGGCCAAGGTCATTGAGAAGCATGCATACCGAGCGAAAGGACGAGGAGTATGAACGAGATTGCCAGGCACTTTAGCCCCGGGTCCGTGATCACGGCCAACAGTTCGGCCGCGACCACCTCGGGTCAGTTCCCGTTTGGCCGGTTTGGCGGGGCGTGCGTGATGATTGCCAACACCAACGGCGCCACGCAGATCAACTGGTTCGGGACCGTCGATCCTGGCGTGACTCCACGCCAGATTTACGCAGATGGCTCGGCCCTGTCTACGGCGTTGACGGTCGGCATCCATCCCGTTCCGGACGCCTGCTTCGCCGTCAATCATGTGGTGCCAGTGGTTGTGGGTGCGACCACCTGCGCCATGACCGTGATGGCCAAGGGGTAGTCGCATGCCGATGAACCCTCGCTTGTTGCGACCGCTGGCGAAGGCCAGAACTCTGTACTTCAACGGCGCGGTCGACAGCAACTGGAACACGCTCGGCAACTGGTGGACGAGCGGTGCGTTTACCACTCAGGCAACTACCCTGCCAACCAGCAGCGATAGTGTTGTTCTCAGTGCAACGTGCGAAACTAACAGCGGCAGTGCGCCGACCGTTGTGAATCTGACGTGCAATGACCCTAATAACGACGGATTAGGGATCAATATTGCAATCACTGTCACCGGCAACGCGACGTTTAACGACATTTCGTTCAACTACGGCACCGTCACCGGCAACGCGACGTTTAACGACAGTTCGTTCAACGGCGCCACCGTCACCGGCAACGCGACGTTCAACGACAATTCGGCCAACTACTACGGCGACAACCTCGCCACCGTCACCGGCAACGCGACGTTTAACGACAATTCGTTCAACTACGGCACCGTCACCGGCAACGCCACGTTTAATGACGGTTCGTACAACAACGGCACCGTCACCGGCAACGCGACGTTCAACAACATTTCGTACAACTACTACGGCACCGTCACCGGAGACGCGACGTTCAATGGCAGTTCGTACAACGGCAGCGACAGCATCGTCGGCGGAGACGCGACGTTCAACAACAGTTCGGTCAACGCTGCCACCGTCACCGGCAACGCGACGTTCAATGGCAGTTCGTTTAACGACTACGGCAGCGTCACCGGAGACGCGACTTTCAACGACGGTTCGATCAACTTTGGCGACGTCGGCGGCACGGCCACCTTCACTGGCTCGGCCTGCAACGATGGCGGCACGGCTGGAGAGTTCGTCCCCAACCCACCGCCGTCTTGCCCATAGGAGATATCACAATGCAACTTCCGCAGCCCATCACCATCCAGCCGCCGACCTACACTCGCAGCAATGGCGAGGTGCGAATCCAAAAGCCGATTACGGTATCGGAACTGGACATCACCGTCATCGACAACAGCAAGCGGAAGTCTTGCGTGGCGAGGATTCGACCTTGCCCGCAGCCGGTGGCGCTCTGGAGCGAGGGAGCATACGACACGGCTGGCGACTACACGCAGGCACAGGTTGAAGCCCGCGTGCTGGAGTTGCTGGGGAGTGATGTGAAGGCGGGGCTGGAGGCTCTGTTTGTCAGGCCGCAGCCGGTGCGGTGAAGTTCCGGTGGAGGGGGAGTAAGTGGGCTACAGCACGTACTACGACCTAGTCGAATCCCTGATCGTCTCCTCCTACGGCGGGCCGCAGGATGCCGAGCAGCGCGACATCCGCTCCGCCATTCACCGGGCGTACAACGAGCTGACAACGATCCGGGACTGGGGCTACTACTCCGTTCACGGACGCATTGTCACCAACCCGGCATATACCACCGGGACCATCGGAGTGACCTCCGGGGCCGTGACGCTCACTGGCGGGTCTTTTGCAACGGCCGGCGTGACGGCGGCGAACGCCAAGCACTGGACGATCAGAACGGGCGACCGCTCGTATCCCCTAGCCTCCTATTCCAGCGCCACGGCGGTCACGCTGGAGTCGGCCTTCTCTGGAATCGATGTGGCCCCCGGGTCACCATTCACCCTGTTCCGCACTATCTACCCGCTGCCGTCCGACTTCAAAAACATGGACGAGCCCAGCGACGAGTTCAACTGGTGGAGCGGCTTGTATGTGACCCCCGATGAGGCGATGAAGATCGAACGGGTGAGCAACTCGTCGGGCGAGCCCTACCACTGGACGCTGATCAAAGATCCCCACGGTGCGAGCTGGGCGATCAAGTTGGTGGGCTGGCCGACTGCCAAGGAAACCATCGACTTCACCTACCGGCGTACTGCCAGGCCGATTCGCTATTCCGGCCATGAGGCAGCCCTGCGGCAGGGGACGATCAGCCGCAGCACCACCACCGTCACCGGAACGGGAACGGCCTTCTCGTCTGCGATGGTGGGTTCGATCCTGCGAGTGGGCGATGTCACCAACATCCCGGGGCCGATTGAGTCGCTGACGCCGTGGGTGTCGGAGAGCCGCATTGCCACCGTGGGATCATCCACGGCCCTGACTACCGAGGACTCTGGGACGGTATCGGGTTCGACCAAATACCTGATCACCGATCCGATGGATGTGGCCCCGCACATGCAGGCCGCCCTGGATAGCTGCTGCGACTACTGGCTGGCCCGCATCCGCGGACAGGCGGTGGACAAGGCATTCCAGATGTACCAAAGGGATCTCAGGTTGGCGATGGAGCAGGACCAGCTCGCTCCGCTCAGTGGTCGCAGCCGACAGATTTACCATTATGGGGGCTGGCGTAGCCCGCTCATGCCAGACCAGGGATGATCGTTATCGACTCATGGAAGGGACTGGTCACTAACGCCAGCCCCTACTCCGTGCCTGCGACTGCGGCGGCCACGCAGGTCAATCTGCAAGCCCTGGTGCCGGGGTCTGTCGTTGTCCGCAGCGGCATGACCAACGTGTCGTTCGCCACGCACACCGGCTCCACCACAGCCGTTGTGCAGATGTTTCACTTTCAGCACAGCACCACAGGCCACTTGGTCTATCAGAACGCCGCAGGCGGGATCTATGTTGCCAAGGGGGCGGTCTAATGCAGCTTGGCTCTGGGGTGGTCAAGGTGACGGTGGGCACTGGTGGCAGCGGCTACGGCTCTGCGCCGTCCGTGACCATCTCCGGTGGCGGCGGGACTGGCGCGGCGGCAGTCGCTCAGATGGCCGGCACCATGGTCCAGAGCGTGATCATCACCAACGCCGGAACGGGATACACCTCGGCCCCGGCCGTGTCGTTTTCGTCTGGCGCCGCAGCAGCCACCGCTAGCGTCCTGTCGTTTGCCGGCACCAAGCCCGTGACGTTCTTCAAAGGCCGGCATGACATGTACGGCGTGGACGGCCACGGCCGTGGGTTCCGCTGGGACGGTGAGACTCCCTACCTGGAACCGTTGGGTATCTCCAAGCCGGCGAGCTTTGCGGCCCCTGTCGGATCGACCTCGGGCCAGAAGTATTACGTTGCCGAAGTGCAGGTCATCGACCGCGGCAATGGCTACGCGAGCGTCCCGGGGGCCGCGTTTACTGGCGGCGGGGCGACAACGTCAGCGGCGGCAGTGGTGACGGTCGCCAACGGCAGGGTCAGCGGCGTGCGGCTAACCGACCGCGGTACTGGATACACGGCCGCCCCGCAGGTGTCTTTTGTCGGCGGGCAGGGCAGCAGTGCTGCGTTTACCTGCAACGTCCAAGGGAGCCTTGTGGGCCTGGAGTTCCTCTCTGTCGGATCTGGCTACACCGGCACACCCGTGGCCGCGTTCTACAACACCCAGGGACTGACGGGCGCCAATGTGGTGATCGGCGTTGACACCGACGAGGGAGTGGTTGTCGGGTCCGATGTGCTATCTGGAGGTACGGGTGCTACGGCCACCGGAATGACGGTAGCGCTGTTTGGTGGCGGCGCCGTCACGCAGGCCGAGGCATCACCCGTCCTGGAGTATTCCGTTCACTCCGTGTCGGTGGCGTTCTACCCTGATCCGCAGGACTACCTGGGTGGCGGTGCCGCAGCGACCTGCTCCATCAACTCCTCCGGGCAGATCACTGGCGTGACGGTGTTGGCTGGAGGTCGATACTCACTCCCGCCCACGGCCGCCATCGCTGACACCAGTGCCAAGGCCCTGGCAGTGGTCGCCCCTACTATCAAAGGGATCTATCAGTGCTGCATCCGCTACCTGGATGACACGCCCGAGTCCCAGGGCGGCCCGATCCCCAGCTCCATCTCCGAGCTGAAGGAGATCGACGCCACCAATGGACTCCAGTCGCTGACCTGGTCGCTCAACAACCATGGCATGGAAAGCCGGGTGCATGCGATTGAACTGTGGCGGACTACCGCAGACCAGGCGGTGGTGCTGTATCGGGTGGCCAGGATCGACAAGGTAGACGGCGTTTTCACCACCACCTCCTATGTAGACACCCTGACAGACCTGGACCTGCTGGACACCGACCGCAATACGGGTGCGTCCAACGTCAGCAGCGTCTACGGCCTGATGCCGATTGTCCTTCCCAGTGGACAGGTCAACGCTCGTCGGTTCGATCCGCCTCCGCAGACCATGGCCGTTGGCTGCATGTTCCAGGACCGGGCCTGGTATGCCGTGGACACCACCGGCAGCAAGCCCAATAGCCTCTACTACTCCGAGGTGGACGAGCCCGAGTCGGTGCCCGAATCCAACGAGCTGGTGGTGCAGGAGAACGCCATCGACTCCGATGCGATAGTGGCGTTGATTCCATTCGGCGGATCCATGCTGATCGCCCAGAACCGGCACGTATACCGCTTGCAGTATGTCAGCCAGCCGATCATCGATGCGTCGATCACGCTAGTCTCGTACCGTGGGGCGATGAACTCCCGGTGCTGGGATGTGTTCGGCGGCGTGGCTTTCATCGCTGATGACTATGGGGTCTACGCCTTCGACGGGTCGCAGGAACAGGCCATTTCGGCTCCCATCGACAACTACTGGCGTGACGGCATCATCGACTTCACCAAGCGGAAATACTTCTACGTGAAGGCCAGCCCGCAGGAGCGGGTCATCCGGTTCTTTTACTGCCAGTCCACGGATGGGATCTATCCCAAGCGGGCGCTGTGCTACTCGCTGTCCACCCAGGCATGGTGGGAAGAGACGTTCCCACAGGCTATGTCCCATGCCGCGGCATCGGTGGCCGGTCAGCGGCAGACGGTGCTGTACGGCGGCGAGGCCGGCAAGATCCTTCAGCCTGGCGGGCGGGTAGATGCCACTACCTCCGGTAGCACTACCGCCGTGCCGTGGCTCTATCGCAGCTCGCCGCGTCCGTTGGTGGATGAGAAGGGCAACCGCTCTCTGGGCATTCTGTACACGCCGACGCCTGAGTCCATGGCGATTGGCCTGCACTACAACAACTCCACCACCGCGCGCACCAATGCCGTGGCTGCCGACCGCGGGGATGGCGTGACTGTCGTTACCGGCTCGTCAGTCGCCACGCTGAACATGGCCTCCGACCGCAGCACGCTTGGCCAGGCCACGGGATACGCCCGCGTCAGCATGTCCGGCCGGGTGGACGAGATGAGCGCCGGTGGTGATCGGCATGTGGCGATTGCCCTGTCTGGAACGCAGTCCACGGGCACCGTGCAGCTCCACTCCATGACCGTTGCGGGGGCAAGCTGATGCTGACACGCGCGGCCCCAGCGTTTAACAGGGCGATGCAGGGGCCAGTCAGTCCTGCCCAGCAGGCACTGACGCAATCCCTGTTCAACTGCACCCAGCCGATGGAGCATCGGGGGCCAGTGGCCTTCAGTAACGGCCTGGCTTCCCCTCCCGGTGGTCTTGTGCCAGCCGGCGGCTGGAACCCCAACGACTATCCCGACTTGTTTAAGCCGCAGGGGTTCGTTGAAGCCCCGAGCGGCGGCGGATACCAGGCCGGCGATTGGAACAGCACGTTCTACGGGTCGCCGTACTTCGATCTGCGGACGGTTCTTCAGCAGAGCCTGAATCAGTACTACACGGCTCCTGCGGTCACGGTTCAGGGTGACACCTACACCGAGAACCTGACCACCGAAAACCATGTCGCCAACAACATCACCGTCGAAACGATCAACGGTGAGCCGGCCCCAGGGACAGACGGGGCAGATGGTCCCGCTGGCCCGCAGGGGGCCCGGGGCTTGGATGGTATTCCTGGTTTCTTGCTAAACATCAACAACATCACTCAGAGGGTAGACGCCGACCTGCGGCCCATCACCAACTGGCTCGTCAACCTGGACGGGCGAGTTCGGTTATTGGAGCGACAGATCCGGTCGCTCCGGGTTACGGGCTTGCCGCAAGGGAAGAAGATCCTGCGAAGGGCCATATTTAATGAGGAATTGTGCCGAGTAGACGAGAAGAAACTAGGGGTCAACCTGAAGGTAGTCGTTCGGCCCTGAAACGGACATTAGTCAGTGAGGGAAATACATGTTTAACACCGCACAGCCGTATATGTCCTTTAACGACGGGGCCGCCGGCCAGAGGGCTCAAGCCCAGGCTGGCCTGCTGGGCGCGCTCTACTCGCAGCCTGGGCAGTTCGCCGGCGCGGCAGGGCAGGCGTTTGGCGGCATGGCACAGGGACTGGGCAACGTCGCCGGTGCTATGGCCAACGAGCGAACCGGCTGGTACGGCGCCAATGCCATGGCAGAAGCGGCCCGTCAGAACGCCGCCTCCAACATCGGGGCTGGGGCCCTCAGTGCGTTTGGTGGGGCCAGCAATAACGCCATGCAGGCGTGGGCTGCGAACCAAGCTGCGTACCAAAAGTCAGTGGCGGACATGCAGGCCGCCAA